TACACCTGATGCCACTTACAACGCTCAGTCGTAAAGCCCAAGACGTGTATGATGTTGTGGCTCGTACATTTGGTGATGAGGCTGCCGTTCAAGTTACCAGTGTAGATGTGATTCGCTGGATCAATATGGGTCAGCGGGAAATCCTCATTGCTAATCCGACTAACAAAGCAATGGCTACAATTGATCTGCTCCACGATGTAGATACCTATGATCCTAGTGCGCTTAGCATTATTCGCATTCAGTCAATTTGGGTCAACGGTAGGCCAATTGAGCACCGGACATTCCAAGAGGCTGAGCAATATATTGTGTCTCAGGATACTCAGGAAGTTAACCGTGGTGAGCCAGTCCTTTGGTACGATTGGGCTGGCAATATTATTGTCTATCCGACACCTGGAATGGACTACCCTGCCGGACTAAAGGTGTTCTATCTCAAAGATGCTCCTGCTATTACCGCTCTGTCGGACTCTCTCGGGGTACCGGACCAATTCTTTAATCGGTTGTGTGAGTATGTGCTGGCTCAAGCATACGAGTTGGATGAGGATTCGCAGAATTCGCAGTTTAAGATGAGCCAATTTGCTAATGGTATCAATGAACTGTCGGAAATCGAGAACAATGTCTCGATGAATTACTACCCGACGATCACCCAATTGCAAGAAGATGACGATTGGTTGTACTAAATGCCTGGGTCACCTGTACTCGTTGGTCCATTTAGCGGTGGTCTGAACACATACTCAGAACCGACACAAATTGCGGACACTGAGGCTGTAGAACTATTCAATTTTGACATTGATTTGGATGGTTCGCTAGTTTCACGACCTCCGCTAGTAACTATGCCCTCAAATGCGGGGCCAGGATGCAACGTTGTAGGGATTTTTACTACATCTACAGGGACTAACTACGTCATTCTCATTGATACCGCCAATAATCTTAAGGCATATGACGTTACTTCGGGTTCCGCGGTCTATACTATTGCGACAAATATCCAATGTCTTATTACTGTCCAGTATTTGAACAAATTGTGGGTAGTTGCCACGCCAAACTCGGCTAACCCTGGGGGAAGTTGGGACCCTGTAGGGGGATTTACGGCAATTGCAGGTATGGCTCGGGGTAATTCGGCTGCTATTTACCAGGAGCGCCTATTTATCTCGGCTGGCCCCCAATCTACGAACCCTGCACGGATTAACTTCTCAGGCCCGGCCAACTTCGGGAGTTGGACCCCTGGTACAGACTTTTTTGACGTTAATAATGGTGATGGTCAAGCCATTATCCGTATTGCCAGTTTTGGTGGCCGTATCGGGATTTATAAGACCCGATCAACCTACACATTCGCCTATGATGCTTCACCCACCAAAGGTAAAAGCGAATTGGTGGCGGCAAATATCGGTATTGCTAGCCAATACTGCTATGCTGAATTTGAAGGCAACATCTACATTCTTTTTGGGAATGTCCTCTACGCTATCAACAACTGGAACTGGACACCGGTTAATATCAAGGTTCCCTTTGTAGTCTATAACTTCAAAGCGCGGGCAACCTCTAATGACTTCTCCGTATCCATTGTGGGTAACCGACTAATCTGTCGGTACTATGACAATTTCTACGTCTACAATCTGAGAACTCAGGCATTCTCCATCTGGCGGTTTACTACCGCTGATTACGCACCTAATGCATTCTTTAGGTACCCGACGATTGATCCTATTGAGAACACCTATTTCTACGTTGCAGGAAACTATGATAACGCCAAAATTTCATGGTATCGAATTACAGATACTCCGCTAAGTTCCACACCTGAGACATTCACTGTGTCGATCGTTACTAAAACCTACGATTATAAAGTACCGTACACTTTTAAGCGTATGTTTTGGTGGGGTGCGGATATCCTGAGCAAAACACCAGTCACATATGTAGTGCATCCCACAGTTTACAATATTCCAATTAAATGGTCACAGATTAGCAATGGTACAACCAAATGGTCACAACTTCAGACATGGGCTAAGCCTCTAAATATTTCAATTGACGTAACAGATTCTACTGATTCTAGCAACCCATCCGGTACTCGGACGTTCGTAAAACTATTAAAAGGATTGCGCTTTAGGCAGGTTTCTTTTAAAGTTAGCAGTACCGTTAATGGAACACTCGCTACCGGGCCACTAAAACTTTTTAGTCTGACTGCTGTGACTTCAAGTAAGGCACTTGTCTCGAAAAAGATTTCGTAATGACAATCGTGAAAATCTTGTGGGCTTCGATCCAAGGAGACCCGGTTTTCATGCGAAAACTAAACGGTTGGCTTACAATTTTTTGGTGCTTGATGATCCCAATTTCGGGATGGATGGGTTGGCTGAATAAGGTTGAATATGTCTCAGCTCTATCGCTGTGGGCGCTAGTATCGGGACATTTATCTGCTTGGCAAGCAGCCAGGGTAGAAGTTAAACAGGATGAGATTGAGGGAGAAAAAGGGTAATCCTCATGCCAAAACTGGACCCAAACTTTGCAGCATATTTGCAAGGTCGTGGAATGTCGTTCAATCCTTATGCTGCGGGTGATAAGATATATCCGGCTGGTGCTCCTAATGTGGGTCCAACCTCAAAGCCTGAGGCATATGCTGAGCGGGATGCTAAGGCGCGGGCCAAACGTACTGCCATGCTACGCAGAATGCAGGCGGGACAAACTGGTCGTTATATGTCTCCCGCATGGCTATATCCCGGTACAAATAGGAGTGCATAATGAGACCGCCAGATTATGAGGGACCGGCGCCAGTTATTCCGCCTTCGGTTCCTAATTACTACAGTCCTAATCAGGCACAAGCCACAGATCAGCCAAATTATGCTGGTGTGAGAGTTCCCCCACCGCAGAAGAAAGCCCCACCCGCAAAGAGAGCAGCGCCACCTAAAGCGCCACCCAAGGCTGCGGCTAAAACAGCCCCTAAAGTTGGTGGAAGTAAGACCGGCGCAATTGCTCCTGTAGTGCAACCTGGCCCTCCTGTAGCACCTGCTGCACCGGCTTGGAATGAAAACATGGACGACACATTTGTTGGCCAGAAATCAGCTCTACAGAAAGCCTGGGAAGATTACCAGACAAACCAGGGCCGGGAAACCTCTCAGTACGGTGCTCAGTACGATGCAAACAAGAAGGCTCTTGGACTCCAAAAAGAGCAGGATTGGCATTCTCTAGAAGATGATTACGCTTCGCGTGGTCTTATGAATTCTGGCCTTTATGCTAAGGCTGGAACTGACTTCAACGAGGATTACGCTACAAAGGATCGAAACCTAGAACAAGCACGGACAGACTTTATCGCTAACCTTGCTGCTGCTGCAACCGGGTTTAAGAGCGATACAGATATCCAACTTGAAAAGGCTCGTCAGGACGCGATTAACCGGCGTCAAGCATCACTAGGAGTCTAAATGAGACCACTTGAAGGTGATGAATCTAACGCTGCGTATGTTGCTCAGCAAGTTATGGCAGAATTGGCAGCACGTCAGGCGGCTAATCCCTCTGCCTCATTCGGTGAAAGCGATACTGCTCCTTGGCTAAATGCCAATGGCGGTGCTCCAAATCCTGCCCTTGCACAACAGGAAATGGCGTATAATCCTGACTTTAGCGTGAACTGGTCATATCAGGGTCCATCGGCACATGATATGGCGCAGAAGCAGTATGATCCGATGTATGAAATGCTCAGGAAAATGACTGAGCAAACGGGTGCGAGATACGATGCTGGTGCCCAAAAAGTCGGCGCAATGTACGACCAATACGGTAACGATATTCGTGGTCGTCAAGGTGAAGTACGTTCCCAATATGATGCCAGCGGTCAGCGAATTGGTGATGCCTACAATCAGGCGATCAACAATGTAGCCGGTACAGCGACAAAGAATCAGCAGGCTATGGCCGAAATGATGGCCCGCCTAGGTATTGGTCAAGCCGCGCCTGATTCTCTGGCTCGTATGCATGAGGGACTTCTAGATCGTGTTGGTGGTCTTGCAACGCAGCAAGGTGCAAATGTAAGTGCTAACGCACAATTTGGGCAGAACCAACTCAGCTATAATGACCGAGCGGCTACAAATGCTGGTCTCGCTGGATCAAACCGAGTCGCAGATATTAACGACCGGAAGAACGCAGCACTCAGCGATCTAGACCTAAAGCGTCTGGAAATTATGAGTCAGCAGATGGGTGCTGAGAACCAGTATGAGCAAGCCATTCAGAAGATGAGTGCAGATCAAAGTTCTAATGGTTTTGACCAGTGGCTTAAGATGCAAAATCTTGATATGGACAAGGCTAAGTTTGCACTAGATGAAGCCAAGTACGGTACGGATACTCAGTATAAGCAGAACCAACTTGGTCTAGATTCAACCAAGGCTCTGAATAACTCGGGTGATCCTACTGCAATTCTGGCAAATAGGGCAGGACAACTTCTCCAAGGTCCGGCTGCGGCTGCTGCGGTTCAGCAGGTTATGAACGCATATGTAGATGTTACCCAGGGTAATGACGTCAATGGTGACCAACCCGGTCAAGGATTCTTTGGTGACGTTTACAATAATCGCCAGCCTACTCTAGCTGATATGCAAAAGGAAGTTACGCGATACGCACGGAACGATCAAGAGTCGCGGATTTTGCAGCAACTTATGACAGTTTACTACCAGCAACTCGGTAACAGGCAACCTTACGGCTATCCACAGTAAGGCTAGATATGGCTAAGTCTTGGCTACAACAGCAGAAAGAGCAGATTGCGGCAATTGCTGCGAGCACTCCTTCTGCTGATGATAAGTCGATCTACGATCTGGCTAATGCTGTAACCTTATCTAGTGACGGTAATGGCCTGTCGGCTGGTGCATTAGACCCTAACGGAAACTTTGCGCCAGGCATTCTAAACCCTACACCTCCTGGTGCTCAACCACCAAGTAGTGCGGGGACTTCGGCATATGCTACTGACCAAAATACGTGGAACGCCTACAATGCACTAGAGAAAGCTCTGCACTCAGAGGGTTTGGCAAATGTTGTCGGGGCCACTCCGGTTCATAACGTTCTCGACATTATAAGTAGACCGGGTTACGCAGTTAACTCTCTGTGGGAAGAAGGTTTCCGACAGGATGCAGAAGAAGCGGCTAAGGGTAATTATGGCAACTATATGCCTGATTTCGACAAACTTGCGGATGCTGCACATGAAGGTTGGCTAGGAGAAAAAGAAACTACCGGCTTCGATATTGTCAATAGGCATCTGTGGAAAGATGTTGCGCCGGAGGAAAACAATCCTAACTCAAGTGATTGGGTGCGAGCATTAGCAGGTTTTGGAGTCTCTGTAGCCAGTGATCCGGTTTCGTATATCCCTGGTGGATTTGTTACTAAGATTCTTAAGGGTGGACTAAAGAAGGCAGGTATTACTAGCAACAAACTTCTACGAGGAAATGAAGCAGTCCCGGCAGAACTTGCAGATGAAGCACCAATTGCACCTGATTTGGCTGAGGCTGCACCCGTAACTCCACCGCCAGAACCAATGACAGGTGGATACCCTCAAAGGTTTGCACCAACTTCCATAGTTCCTAAGACTGCACCAATGGCAGAGCAGGAACTAGGGCCTGTTGCTATGCCCGCTATGCTTTCTCCTGAGCCGGGTACATTACCCTTCCAAGTTCCTGAGCCTTCACCGGGACAATTTAGTCGCCTTCCCCCGGCAATTGAGCCAGAAGTACCGTCGCCTCTATCACAGATTCCAGGGCAAGAAACACTCGATCTAACTAGCCCTTCTGCAAAACTCAGCAGTAATCCAGCTATGAATGAAATTCTGCTAAATGCAGATAGGGCTGTCCAACAACGGGCTCTTGAAGTTGCTAGTCGTGCATATAATCCTGAGAGTATTCGTCGGCCATTCAACGACATTCCAGAAACAATTGAAAATCTACCGGGTAGGCCACCCGTAGACCAAGCGCGGCATAATGCGGCTCGACGTATCTTTGAGCAAGAAGCCCAAAACGATCGTAATATGTTTGGTGTCGTTAATGATGCTGGTCGATTTATTTATAAAGAGACTGGACATATTTTAACAGAAGATAATGTCGATGCCATTGTAGAGCAGATTGCACGACCCCAAACTGTTGGTCGATTTAATATTAAGATCATTGGTGCCAATGGAAAACCGGCCACGATGGGTGCGTCGCAGTACATTCGTGCCCTAGCAAATGGTGGAGCCGGTAAGGACTTTAGCCGAATCAAGATTATGAAGGGTGACAAAGCAGTCCCCTTTAATAGTTATGCAGCGGCTAAGAAGGTCAAGTACGGCTACAATGAAATGGTAGGCACCCAACGGATTACTGAGGGTGTCAAGAATGTCAAGTTTACTCCTGCTGAGAAGAAGGTCTGGCAGGAGGAAATGAAGCAACTGCTTTCTCCTGAGGATTACAAGTATCTAGTAGCCGGAGCACACCAAGTACAGAACTTTGAGACCCGACTACAGAAGATTCTCAACAAGACTAAGCAGACTACATATGAAAGTCTTGATGCACTAGAACGTGCCCATAAAGCCGGCGAAGTTTCAGATGAGGTATTCAACCACGTCCTAGAGCAGTACAATGCTAAGACAATTGCCGGCGCTAAGAAGAATGCCGATATGCTGGCAAAGCGTATTGCTTCAAACTCCAAGGCGCTAGAAAAAGCAAAGCCTGTGGATGCGGCAGAACAAGCGGCCAAGACTGAAACTCCTGCGGCGGCTCCTAATCCTTCTCCCACAACTAACCCTATCGCCGCTGCTGCACTTGAAAAGACAGTCAACGAAAATCTTGTTGAGGCTGGTGTTAAACCGGCAAACGAGATTGTTGCTGATGTTGCTGCTCGGGGTAAGTCACAACTCCTAGAAGAAATTAAGGCTGCACAAGATAGTCTAACTCCGACACAACGCAAGGGTGTTTTGCTAGCACTCAGAGGTTATGCGGCTCGGGATATTACTCGCGTACTGGAACACTTTAAGAGCATTACTAAGCAGGGTGCTCGGGCTAATCGTGATCTACATGAGGCACAGTTTGATTCGTTCAATAAGTACAATGCGCTGACGGTTACTAAGGAACTTATTCGACAGGCTGCACTTATTCTACAGCCCAAGTATCAGATTCCTAAGGGTATGGATCGAGCTGAAAAAGCTGCGCTCATGGTGGCGCGCAAGGCAGAAATGTACGACACTCTTATGCCTATGCTTAAGTCCTCAGAGGATATCCTGAGAGCCAGGGGTATTGAACCAATTCTCGGTTTTAAAAAGACCGGAACCCCTCTGTCGCTCCACGATACTCTGTCGTCAATTCCTCGAAATGTCGTAGAGAATTACTTTATGACTAGCGAGAAAGCAATTCCTGCTACTGTATGGCTGGATGCTGCTGAAATCCTTGTGAACTATGTTCGTAAGGGAATCACGCCCGAGTCAACTGTTGCTGTTAAAGAGGCGCTTAACGAGGTTTTGAACAAGACTATTGGGCGTACACCAATGCCTAGTAATCTTGGGCAGCATGGCGCACGAATGGCTCAATCAGGTGGCAAGCTTGCTCAAGTAATTGCAGTTACAGAGCGTTCAAGATTGCTTCAACACCTAGTCAATTCTGCTCCCGCAATGGCCCAAAAGGTTGAGGCTAATGAGGCTCGTATTGGTCTCAAGTTCGGTGAACAGGTTAAGAAACTTCACGTTGATGCTCTTAAGAATTTCGCTAGCAACATTGAGCAGGCAGGTAATGTACCTACAAAACTGCTGAGTGCCGTTGACAATATGGATGAGGCTGTTGTCAAGGCGGTAAAGGATAGCGGTGAGATTCCGGCTTCCGGTGTACCCGAAATGGTCCATGCTAATCTTGTCAGCAAAGTTGCCAACGATCTACCTTTGCCTGAAATGCGAGCAGCATCTATCTCGGCTAAAGAAGTTGCAAAGGGTAACGTTGTCCATGCAATGCAACAGAATTTCATGTCTGCGGCAGAGGCAGTTCGGGAGTCACTTAAGGGTATCCCTGTCGTAGAAATCGGCGGAGAAATGGATTGGGTATGGGGAGCCAGGGTACTACGCTCTATCTTTGCCCATATGTCCAATGAGCATCTTCGGCAAATTCTCCTTGCTAAGACTCTTGTAAGCAGGACAGTATCTACAAAATATCACAAACAACTAGCACAGATTGACAAAAACTATAGCAAGTCAGAAATCGGTGAAGCATTTGCTCGAATTCAAGCGGGTACCGTCGATACGATTACGGATGCTCGACTTAAGGCAGCAGCAACAGATATTGAGCAGCAACTTGATCTAGCATTCAATACTGATCCAGCACTCGGTATCTTCCTTCGGGACGGTATTGATCCTATCCGTATCAACGACAAAATGGCACACTTCGGTGTCAAGGATAAGTTCCGATTTGAGGGTGAGACACCTGCGGAACAAATAGCTTCATGGAAAAATTGGACAGACGTTAGTGATCCGCTTGATCTAATGTCCCGAGTGTTTGCAGCAGGACAAGCAGTTCATGCTGAGAACATGCTAGGTGCTGAAATTAACACCATCTTTGGTTCTGCTGAGGCAGGCAAAGATATGGTGCGTATGGTAGATACAGTAGGCAATAGCCACATGGGTAAGGTTATCAACAAGGACCTATTTTTCCACAAAGATATTGCCAAGGAAATCCGAGTCCTCAATGAGACTATCAATGACCTATATAAGCCTGCTAGTCAGAACAAGTATCTTCGGGGATTCGACTCGGTTACCAAGGTTCTAAAGACCGGGCTTACTATCTACCGTCCTGGTCACCACGTTCGTAACTCTCTTGGTGACATTTATATGTCTATTCAGGATGGTATGATTGATCCTAAATGGACTGTCCGTGGCATGGCTGTTCTGGCTACTCGCGGTTCGGATTATAAGGATTGGGCACCGGGTACTGTTGCTAGACTTTCACAAGAATTCGGTGGCGGTAAGACAATCGCTACTTGGAGGTGGAAGAACACAACTACAGGTAAGATCGAGAAAGTCAAATACAATGCTGAGCAGGTACTTCAAAATGCTGATGCTCAGGGTATGCGACCGACATTTGAAATCCATGAGGACTTGGGTACTACCGAAAATGCCTTTGATCTAACACGCGCAGGTATCAGCGGTAAACTACGCTTTGTTAACCCAATGACTATTCTTAACCCCATCGGAAAAGGTGCGCTTAAGGATAACAAAGTGGGGCAATACCTACAGGCTGGTGGTTACCGCAAACTTATGGGCGGTGTGTCGGAAGTGCGGGACCACGTTCACCGTGTATCCCACTTCATTTATTCGCTAGAAGTTAACCCCGTTGTCGAAGCAAAGAACTTTGAACAAGCACACGCTATGGCAATGCTAGCGGCAGGTAACCGTTCCCGTAAATGGCACCCTGATGGATCAGACCGCTCACGGTTTGAAACTGAATATGCGTCTCGTATGTTCCTGTTCTACTCTTGGCAGCGTAAGGCTATGCCGAAGATTATTGAGACGCACTTTGCTACACCGGGCCGTGCGCTGCTATATCCTAAGGCAATGTACGGAATGGCACAAGCAAATGGTATTGATCTTACTGGTGGATATGGTGACCCATTCCCCGCTGACCAGCAATTCCCTGATTGGCTAGAGGAAAGTTCCCAGGGTCCGCAGTTCGGTGTTAAGGGCTCATATCTTGGTTTGCGGCCAGGTATGCCAGGACCGGATATCCTAGACCAGTATTTCAATGCACGGCGACCTAGTAATGCTCTGAGCAACACTGTAGGTAGCCTTAACCCTGCCCTTAAAATCCCCTTTGAAATTGCAGCCCATCCTTCGGGCGCATTTGCTCAGGATGCTCGATCCGGTGGCTCACCGATCTACAGTCCACTAGAATATGGCTTGAAGCAAGTTCCTAACTCTGCTCTTCTCGAAAATCTTTTGAACTTCAAACCTGGCCGTGAGGTAGCGGCTAACGCAGGTTATGAACCACAGTTTGATATTAGTCCTTTGGGTACTCTAGATTCTTCCGGTTTGGGTGGCCTGAACTGGCTTACTGGTCTCGGTGTTACCGATATGAGCAGGCCAAGTTACCAACGGTCTGCACGTCGGGAAGATATCAATAACCGGACTAAGGCTATGCTAGAGAATAAGAGGCCACTCCGATGAATCCGTTAGACACTAACATTTATCGACCCGGCCAATTGCCTGAGAACTATCAGACTCCCCAACAAAAGACCTATGATTACGGTGGCGCACTTCGGGGTCGGCTTGCTACTATTGCTGGTGCAAATGAGGAAGCAAACCAAGCATCAATTCAGCAATCTCTAGCGAGACAGCAGAAGCAGATTGCGGCTGACAATGCTGCATGGAGTGCTCAGCAATCACAGGGTATGCAGCAATCTGTCGGTGCAGATTCCTCATGGTCTGGCAAAGATTCAGGACAGGCTTTTAGTCCTAACCCACGAAATGCTCAGCAAGCTTTGGAGTATGCAAAGCAAGCAGCGGCTAGTGGAAACTCTAGTTGGTATCGGCGTTGTCTGGCTTTCGTAGCATCTGCCTACGGATTGGCTGGAAGCGGATCAAATAGAGCGATGGACGCATATAACCTAGCAGCGAGTCAAAAACGTATTTCGACTAGTGGGTCACCTACTGTTGGTTCTGTAGTTTACTGGAATACAGGCGCAGGTAAAGCCGGTCACGCTGCTTTGTACGCCGGCAATGGAATGGTTTACTCTACAGATATCGGTGGGCGAGGCAAGATTTCTCTAGTGCCCCTCGGGGATATTAGCAAGAAATGGGGCTCGCAATATCTAGGATGGTCGGAGCCATATTTCGCTGCAAGTCCTAGGCGGTAGCGGTGGTTGATTATTCGAGACAGAATACTGCACCTGGACAATCAGATTGGCAGGGTGCATTAAAAGCACGTCTGGCACTTATCGCTGACAAGGGACAATCACAAACTACCTTCCAGCAATTGCAACAGCAACGTCAGCAAATGAAAGCACAGGCGGCTGCTCAACGTAATCTGATTAGTAATGCTGCCGGGACTATGCAAAACCTACAGAATATCGGTGCCAGTGGCGGCGGTGGAGCCGGTGGGGATGCATTTAAGAAGTTCCTATATGCTATAGGCCAGCAAGAATCAGGTGGAAACTATAACGCTAGAAACCCATCGGGTGCCATTGGTAAATATCAGATTATGGCAGCCAATATTCCCGGATGGAGTAACCAGGCTCTAGGATATACAATTACTGCCGGGCAGTTTGCAGGTTCACCGGAACTCCAAGAGAAGGTTGCGGAGTATCATCTACAAAGACTCTACAACAAATATGGTCCGGCTGGTGCGGCAGTTGCTTGGTATGCTGGTGAAGGTACGGCTCAGAAATGGCTGAAAGCCGGAGGTAATGGTTACAACGGTACTCAGGCTGGTGGATATCCGTCCATCAATAAGTACGTCCAGCAACTAATGGCAAGAATGAAGTGATCTTATGGATTGGGCGACGTTCCTAGCCAACCCTAATACTGGCATCGGCGCTGCCCTTCTTGTATTCATTATTGCTATTATGACTGGAAGGGTTTATAGTCGTAAGGCGCATAATGAACTTATAGCAATCTATAAGGAACAAGCTGAAAAGGCAGATAGACACAATGAATTATTAGAGGAACTGCTCAAGCAAAAAAATTTAGATAAGCCTTGACAGGCCCCTGACCTGCGGAAATAGAAAGTACAAGACCCCCCTTGCTTTGGTAGCAGGAGGGGTCTAGTCTTGGAGATGTGGCTGTTGATGTCACCGATTATTCGGATTTGACACGGACAAGGGCGGAGTGGTCAAAAGATTCTAGGTGCGGTAAACTTCCGAACGCCTGGAAACTTTTTGACCAAAGGCAGGGTAGACCACAACGCCGACCTGCCTGGTGGAATATATGCAACGACTGGCCAGTGAAAAAGGAATGTTTAGCATTTGCAATTGTGCATAACGAGGAAGGTGTATGGGGCGGTACTACGGATTCCCAAAGAATTCTTCTAGCCCCGTTAGTCCGAACTCAAATGCTGGCGCAGGCTCAAGAAGCGGGCTGGTTTGAACCGCAGTCTTATTATGAGGCTCCGGCTCTACGTCTTGTGGTATCTCGGGAATATGTATTTGAGTTTCCAGATATTGAAGCCTTTTTTGCATAGTTTCATATAATCCTGCCAATTGTCTTAATGTGTCTGGATCAATCACGAGCGGCGGTTCAAAATGTAGCCACCGCTGGTGTAGGTCTTTCGCGCCCCAATTGACTTTCATTCCGGTTTGTCGTTCAAAATGCTTGTCACGGCAATGGTTGCTACAGTATCCCACTGAATTGTAATTTGTACCAAACCATTCTCCACAATAGATGCATTCTTTGGTAACAAATCTAGTAGGGTGAGCAAGGAAAG